AGTCCTGTATAGAATGCCATACGGGATGTAGTGGTAACAGCAGTAAAGTCAACACCTGCTTGACCCATAGAGTAGTAGTACCTAGGGAGTGTTATCTCCATGTTGTACTCATAACCAACATAGATAAAGTTACCTGTAACATCACCAGGAATGGTGAAGTACGTACCACCACCGTCAGTTGCTAGTACAGCTACATTAGTATAACCAGATTGTGTACCAGGACTACCTGCTTTAAGTAGGCCAACCACAAACCTGATAACCTTAGTGGTATTAAAGTATGTCGGTAGGTATACCTTAGTAACACTAGTGATGTTACTATAGCTAGGTGCAGTCGGTGGTACAGGAGACACCATAGTATTATCAGTTACCTCACACCATGAATCCAGGTTAGGATCAACAGTATTGCCAAGGCTATTGATAAGACCACCAGTACTAGGAGCTAGCACCAGTTTGTACTGTGATATTGTGTAGCCTTCAGTACCACTAGTAAGTACGTATAGTACATCACTTTGAATGGATGTATGGATAACATTAGATGGCAGCAACCACCTAACCCAGGCGGCCATCACACGCTCGTCTGACTGCTCATAGTACCTATGGAGGTACACATAGCTAGAGGTCCTACCAGAGGCCACCCACAGGCCATTCTGGGCACTTCCTACGGTGTCTGTGATGCTCTGCGGCATCCACTCAGGTACAACCTTTGTGGTCTCAGTAACAGTAGGTGTCTCCCTTTGGCCCCTAACAAAGATCTCAAAGGCTCTAGACCAGCTCTGGTTACGGCTAACATACAGTACAGTGGAGCCTAGGTCAACAGGTTTAATGTACCGATCACACTCGTAGTTAGCAATGGTGCTGATGGAGCAGTTAGCAGGTGTCCATGCACCATTCTCTGCTTCCATTAGGAACTGTTGGCTATCACTGAACAGCAGCAAACCTTGAGTAACTGGTACGACTGAACGAACAATAGCTGGTTTAATACTTGCACAGCTAAGATCAATAGGATCAGAGACTGTTACAGTAGTAGCTGATTTGTGGTAGAAGTTATAGTAGTCACCAGCTTGAGACATGGAGACATTATCTTCAGTCAGGAATCCAAGCCTATTGTTAAATAGAAAGACATCCTGAATAGTGTTGTTGACAAAGGTAGGGTGGCTATTTGATTCCTCATCACCAACCAAACGTGGCTCCCATAGCAGTGGAAGACTGTTAATGGTCTCTGAGCCGTCCAGGAAGGTGGCTCTAAACGTAAGAGGACTAACACTAGTACGTATCAAGGCAATAGGCATTGTAGCCTCATTTACCCCGGTACTAACGTTAGGTGCGATAGTCTCTTCCCAGTAACCCTTACCACTTGTTCCATTATCAGCAACAAACTTAAGGTAGAAGTCGTCTTGACTAGCGTTAGTATTGTTGATCTTGACAACTTGGTTGTGATTAGCTTGTTCAGGTAACCGTGCAAAGGTATCTACTGAATCTTGGAAGACACGCAATCCTTTACCATCTGGACCAGCAAAGCCAGATACATTGGTATCAGAGCTGAATGTCAGGTAGATGGTATTATCAATAATGGTTTTGGTAGCAAAGCCACTTGTGATAGCAGCTGATATACCAGACGTGATAGTAGAGAGGACTAGGTGTCCCGAACCACTAGATGGTGCCGTGTAGGTAAACGTGTTTGCACCAACAGTAACCGAGTAAATGGTGCCATGCTCAACAAGGTTGACTACAATAGTGGCTTGCCTTTTAGCATTCCACGTTGGTGCAGCCTTAGCAGTTACAACCTTCTCACTGTTGACGATATAGGTGAAGTCGTTAATAGTAAGAGTTTTGATGCTACGATAGTCTGTAGCAGTTAGGTAGCTTTCAATAGATGCTTGCTTACCAGCTGGAAATGTAACACTACCAGCAAGACCTGTAAGTAGGTTCCAGACCCTGATAACACCAGCAGAAGAGACAGTAGCAATATACTTCTCTTGGTTATCTCTAAACATACTGAACCATGCAGCTGTATTAGCTGTGTTAGCAGTTATGCTTGCCAGTCTACCAAGAAACTTACCACCAGGTCTCTTGAGCATACCAAGCGTAATATCAGGGTAGCAGTTAAGAGCATCTTTAACTTGACCCAACAGCATCTTCTCATCAGCCTGTTGAGAGATACCACCGATGAAATTAGGAATACGTTGAGATACTGAAGTCATCGTGCAAGAGCCTTAAATGGTTTATAGCTGCTGTAGAATCCATCACCTTGTTTGAAGCCAAACATAGTGTAATCACCCTCATTGCATTCATACTCAAGACAGTTAGACCTACGCCATGTCTCGAATGATGCAAGGGCTTGGGTAAGGTTCACATCACCCACAAGACGAATGGCACAACGTGTAGCAGCTCGTGATGTAATGTAGTCCCTAAAGACTTGAGGGAGATCAATGAAGTCATAATACCAGACTACATCAACATCATAAGTCTTGGTTGTATCCCATACATCAGTATGGTTGATCTTATCGTACAGCCTACCATTCCTAATAACAGTATCATAGTTACTATTAGCAATGGTATCACTAAGATCAATTTGTAGCATACTGCCAGTCAATGACAGGTAGCCGTTAGTATCAGGAGTAAGTGGGTACTCAACCTCTCGGTTAAATGTCCACCCCTCTGCCTGTACCTCCCGAGAGACTTGCATTAAGGTCTCGTAAGTAATTGCAACTTCCGGGTTGATTACAGCTTCGACAGTAGTACCATCTTCATACGTGATGGTCTGTGCCTCGATGGTGGTAACAGGCGCCTGACCAATAGACGCCAGAATTTCATTAACAGCTTGTAGCTCAGCCTGAGCGTTATTGGTATACGGCATAATGATGACGTTATAAAAAGATTAAAAAAAAAGGGATCCCGAAGGACCCCCATTAGAACTAATTAAACAGCAGTACGGCTAGCGTCAAGTGCCGGAGAATCCGACTCAACACCAGTGTAAGCAAAGCGGAGACATTGGGTCTCGGAGAATACGCCAGAAGCGGTGGCCGTACCGTGAGTACGGGATACCGAGCGACGAACAGCATGGTTGTCAGAAACAGCCAGGTTGCCGTTATCAGCGTAAGTAGAAGCGTAGGCGCCAGTTACGGTGCGGGTAGCGAAGTTAACGTTACCAGCCACACCGCTGCCACCAGCAGCAGTAGAAAGATTAGCCATTAGATAGTACCTCAGTTGGTATAAGAAACAGTGTCAACACGGAAGGTTGCACTAGTGGTGCCAGCAACGGACAGCACATCACCAACCCGATAACCATCATCACCAGCAGCAACAGTCTGACCAGTTACCACACCAGCAGCGACAGTAGTAGTAAGAGTACAGCCAGTGCCGTTGATGTTATCATCGGTAGTAGCTTTAGTGCCAGCCACTTGGCCAGTGCCACCACCAAGGCGAGTTACGGTAACAACCGTACCACCTTCACGACCAGGTTCAATAGGAGGACGCATGTAGGCAGTTTCACTAGTAGTGACACCTACACCGTCAACAAGTGCGAATCCCATTAGACTTCTCCTTTATCAGGAGCGAGCCGACTGCAGCTCAATAGCAGCAGCGGGGTTCAGGGTACCGCAGCCCATAGCCAGACGACCCACGATCAGGTCACCCTGGTACATAACCGACACATCACCAGAGGTGGTCTGCACGGAGGGAGCAATAGCTTCCACAACACCAGCAGCATCCTTGTAGTAGATCAGACCACAGTGGGTGCTGAAGTTACCGGAGTAATCGTTGTTCTCACCGTTAACGGAAGACACGTTACCAGCCAGGAAGGGCAGGTTGTTGGAACGCTTGATAGAGATACCAGCGATCTCATACAGGCCCTCACCACTGTTCAGGTTACCTTGGCTGTTGCCATAGTCACGGTTGAGGATATTGCTGTCGACTTGGCTCACCAACGCATAGTATTGGCGGGGGCTGAGTACAGCGGTACGACCTTGCTTGGGCAGGTTCTTCTCATCGAGAATACTAGCGGCCTCAAAGAAGGCGTCAACCAGTGCTTGAGCATCATACTCTTTGTTAGCACCAAGTTGAATCACAGAACCGCCGGGCTCAGGACCAGGAGCGGCAGTGATAGGATGGGCTTCACGAGCAGCCTTAGCGATCTGACGGAAGATCTTCTTATCATACGCCTCTGCGAGAGCGTAGCCAATCTTCTTGGCGATCTCAGAACGCAGGGAGTAATGAGCAAGAGTTTCATCAAGGTCATAAACGAATGCCGAGCTGATCAGCAGGTCGTCACAGACGATGGTCTTCTCAGCCACCGGAGGATCTCCAGAACCCAGGATCGGGGTGCCGGGCTCATGATAAGCCGCCTCCATGCGACCGGTGAAGATAAACTGCATAGCTTTGCCGTTCTTCAGGGTACGGCTCTGCACAGTGCCTTTGGCGATAGTAGCGCCTTCATAGGCTTTAAACATTTCACCTGAAAACAGTTTCAGGTAGGTAGCGTACTTGGTATCATAGGCGGTACCAAGAGCAAGGGGGGTCGAACTAGTGTTATTAATCCGACCTACAGGAGTTACAGAAGTGTTAGCCACAATAGTTTAAGAGAGAGTTGTTTACGATGTAGTCCTCTCTAAGCGCTTAGAATTTTTGTTGTCATATTTTTTGGTGTCGTCTCTCCGACTGTCATGACTAAGGGTATCGGTCGTAACCGGCCTCAGCCAAAGAAAAGGAGGTCCTACTCTGAGGTGCCTCCAGTCCAGTTAGGGCCAGGTAGCAAGCGTACCAGCTTGTACCTTAACGCCTTTAGGGCTCATCTCAACGAGCGTCTGATTAGCTTCACCGTATGCAGTTGCAAAAGCAGCAGAGCCTGCAGTAGGTGTGACATATTGAACAGTGACCGAAGACAGCTTCGGATCAAAAGGATTAGCGCGTGCCATAATTAACCAATAGTAGGTGCAGTATGCGTGGCAAGATCAAGCGGGAAGTTGTGAGCATTACGTTCATGCATCACCTCAAAACCAAGACCAGCTCGGTTCAGAATGTCAGCCCAAGTGTTAATCACTTTCCCTTCAGAGCTGACAAGGCTTTGGTTAAAGTTGAAACCATTAAGATTGAAAGCCATGGTCGAAACGCCCAGAGCAGCAAACCAGATACCAACAACAGGCCAAGCAGCAAGGAAGAAGTGAAGGCTACGGCTATTATTGAAAGATGCATATTGGAAGATCAAACGTCCAAAATAGCCATGAGCGGCAACGATGTTATACGTCTCCTCTTCTTGACCGAACTTGTATCCATAGTTCTGAGATACTTCTTCAGTCGTTTCACGAACAAGACTAGACGTAACCAAGCTGCCGTGCATCGCGCTAAATAAAGACCCACCAAACACACCTGCCACTCCAAGCATATGGAAGGGGTGCATAAGGATGTTATGTTCAGCCTGGAAGACAAGCATGTAGTTGAAGGTTCCCGAGATACCCAAAGGCATAGCATCAGAGAAGCTCCCTTGACCAAAGGGATAGATAAGGAATACAGCGGTAGCCGCCGCCACGGGAGCAGAGTATGCGACAAAGATCCAGGGCCTCATCCCTAATCGATAGCTAAGTTCCCACTCTCGTCCCATGTAAGCATAGATGCCAATGAGGAAGTGGAA